CTCATTGTTTTGATAGCAAGGACGCAAACGACTGAAGGAACGGGAGTTAATTCACCCTAGTATTTCAGGAGACCTACAATGAACACACTCAACCTCATCCGTGAGAAGATCGAGAAGGCATCACGTCTTCACGATGCACAAATTCATATGACATCTTATCGCGGTGTCCAATATGAGTGCAAGCAAGGTGCAGAAGAAATTCATGGCACTTTCTGCTATCGCGGGCATACTTACAACAAGTGATAAAGAGGACCTTCGGGTCCTTTTTTATTATCTAAATACTTACGCCTTCACATAGAGGAGTCATGAAACTGTTTCTCGATTGCTCAGATGTAGATCTGATACACGATGCAGTGAGCTCTGGTTTAATTGATGGCGTTACTACGAATCCATCTCTGATGTTAAAGTCAGGTGTGGATCCGAAAGATGCTATCCTTCAGATATCACAGATGTTTGGATGGACTGCATCGGTCAGCGCAGAGGTGGTTGGTGAGACCGCTGATGAAATGCTTGACATGGCTGATGATTATATCGAATTGCATCCCAACGTCACAATCAAACTTCCCATGTCACATGAGGGTTTGGTTGCTTGTAAAGAGTTATCCGACGATGGTATCAGCACTAACGTCACACTTATTTTCTCACCTGCTCAAGCGATCCTTGCTGCAAAAGCAGGGGCAACGTATGTCTCACCCTTTGTAGGTAGAGTCGATGACAATTCCTTTGATGGTCTTGGACTGATCAAGGAGATTGCAGACATCTACAGACTACATGAGGTGAAGACTGAGATTCTTGCTGCTTCAATTAGAAGTGTGAGAGATGTCTCCAAAGCATTTGCTATGGGGGCTGACATTTGCACCATTCCACCTATAGTGTTTGAGAGTATGTATCGTCATGTGCTCACAGACAAGGGTCTAGATACCTTTAACAAGGACTGGAAAACACTACAAGACAAATTAGGAGGTGTGTAATGAATTATCAAAAGGTAAAACTTATCGCACACAATCTGAGGTTGTTGGCAGAGAGTCTGGAGGATGCCATAAAGGAAGATCCCGACTCATATACATCACCCTATGCACCCAGGACTAGACTGGGGTATCAGATGGAGGATGACGACGACGGTTATGCCGATTAAACCACAGTGGAATATAGATCCAGAGTCCCCTATACCAATTCTGACTTTGATATCAGAAATGGAGGGGGCTTGTGTCTATCTGGGTGCCCTGGTAGGCACCGAGCATGAAGACTATAAGTATATAAGAGCAGCGTGTGATCGCTGGTACAAGGTATACTTCAAAAAGAAGAAAGAGTATGAAGCCACAAAGCGCGAAAGGGAAGGGACGTAGATTCCAACAGTGGGTGAGAGATATGCTCATTGAGCATAGAGATATTCATCCTGAGGACATCGAGTCTCGTAGCATGGGTGCTGGTGGGGAAGATTTGATCATGGCAAGAGATGCCAGAAGAAAGTTTCCTTTCAGTATTGAATGTAAGAATGTGGAGAGATTGAATGTGTATGAAGCATATGATCAGGCATGTGCCAATGCTGGTGACCATACACCCATTCTCTTCATGAAAAAGAATAGGAAGAAACCACTTGTCGTGGTCGATGCTGAGTGGTTTATCAAGCACTTCACCCCTTGACTTCGGATCCAACCTCCTATATACTTTGCTGGTAACGGAGAGGGGTCCTTAATCATGTTTGAAGACACCGATGTGTTTGCTGAATCATTTGAGTATCTTGTAGATCTGCTTCACGAAATGGTGGAAGCAGGTAACTATGGTGGTGCTGAGGTAGTTGCTCAGCGTATTCGTGAGATGCAAGAAGTATGATGGAGTTTCCTTTCCGAGTCCCAATCTGCACTTATCAGATTGATGACTGGGACAATGTAAAGAAAGAGATACAGTTGCCAGAGTTGACTAACGGTCACCTGGAGCAGGGTCAAGAAGTCTACACTGACTTCTTTGAGCATGACTATGCTGGAGTATTGCCACCCTATGCAGATGATGTCTTCAGAATTGCTGCTGTCCCCATAAATAAGTTTAGGAAGAGTGGATGTCTTGGTAAGAGACATCAAATGGAAATCTCATCAATGTGGTTTGAGACACAGAGAGCATCGCACAAGCATAGAGTCCACAACCATGGACAATATGGGTGGTCTTGCGTCTTATACTACGACTTCGATCCCAACATCCACACACCTACAACATTTTACTCACCGTTTCACGACTTCCTCGACGGCAACATGATGTCCTATGTGCCACCCGTCGGAGAGGGAAGCATCGTGTTTTTTCCTGCTGCTTTGCACCATGAAGCACTACCCAATAGATCGGAAGTCCCCAGGACAATCATTTCATTTAACATCAAAGGACATGTGGACAAAACTAAAGCAGTGATATGAAATTCTTTACTGGTGATGACTTCCGATTGAATCCCGACATGACATATGTCGTTGAGACTATCCATGGTCGCCCAGTTGTATTCGTAGATAACGTTTACAAGAATCCAGATAGGGTTGCCGAATATCTAGAGTGCTGCCCTATCCTGTCACATAAACCACAAGATCCCACCAAGGGTAATGGAAAAGATTTCTACGACGGCAGACAATGCATCACCGAAGCATATGATTCTAGGTGGTTTGAGGTGCATCAGCAGGTCGCTGCGTTGATGGGCATCTACAACTATCACTTCGATGGTGGTTGCATGTTTAACATCACTGTGTTAAAGTCTTCTCCCAAGGGTCACTGGTTTCCCCATACAGATCCTAACTGCATCAATGCTATTGTTTATCTCAACAAGTGTAACGACTATGGTCCTGGCACATCTTTCTACAACTCTTTCAACTATCATGGTAAGGGAGAGCACTATGATCCTTGGGTAACTGAAGCAGATGAATCACATTGCATTCTCGATAGATACAACTGTGGTGTCTTCTTTGAGGGTGACATCTACCACTCCATGAGACTGGTAGGTAATACCTTTGTTGATAGACCACGATTCTCCGAAGTCCATTTTCTAAATTACTGATGGGACAGTAGCTCAGCGGATAGAGCAACTGCCTTCTAAGCAGTCGGTCGTAGGTTCGATCCCTACCTGTCTCGCTTCCTGCTTAACAGCAGGACCCCAACAGAAGATACGGAGAGGAGTATGACTCTTAGGAATCGTTTTGCTAACTGCATTGATATCTTGAAGTCCGCAGTAAATGGTGAGGTTGCACTAGACACAGAGCATCCAGCATTGTTTACACAACTCTGTCGTTTTTATAGCGATAAGAGTCCTCGTCACGTCCATTTTTGGGGCGTTGATGTCGAAGAGGATTATGCTATCCTCATCGATAATATGACCACTGATTTGTTGTATGGATGATACCAAATATATTGTATACAGAGATGCGTTTCCCAAGCACGCTCAAGTGCCCTGGGATGCTATTCTAATGTATGTGAATTCAACACTGAATGATCCCACTGGCAAGTGTTATATCATTAGCGAGGGGGGTCCTCCATCCTACATGTCATATTGGAGACGAGGGAGTCCTGCTCCCCCGTCTTTTACTATGGCAAGGAAAGAATTTGAAGAGTTTGCTGGACATGAATGTGAAAACATGGATGTCTATGTCTCTTACTTTTCTCCTGCTGATACTTTCGGTAGGCATATGGATGAAGAAGATGTGTTAATCATTGGGGTAAAGGGTCGGACCTCCTATAGATTTGATTCTAACCCATGTGAAACTTGTTTATCTGACATCGTGGTCATTGGACCTGGGGATGCCTTATACATACCGAAAGGCGTGTTTCATGAGGCATCACCTAAGTCCCCCAGAGCAATCATGTCTTACCGAATTGATAGGCCATTAGATGACTGAAGAGATCACCACATACAAAGGAAAGTTTTGCACCAAAGAGTCTGACTTTATTTGGGGTGACTTCATTTCAAATGAGGCAGTGGAAGAAATTGTTAACTTCTACAGGCATCAACAATTCCTGCCTTATATTGACGGTCAACTGATGGAGGAAGGAGTTGTAAAGACTAACAAAGAGTTTAAGGACTCTCGGGATCTCCACGTCCCTTTTCAAGTTGCTGTGAAGCACTGTGAGAAGTATCTAGTGGAGTTGCAGGGAGTCCTTAACAAATACATGGACCGCTTCCCATTCTGTGAGTTATCTGACTTCAGAATTGTTGAGCCGATGAGCATTCAATGGTATCCTAAGGGAGGTGGTTTCAAACTATGGCATACTGAGAGGTCAAACTGTCTTCCTAGTAATGTCTATAGGCACCTAGTCTTTATGACTTACCTAAACGATGTGCCCGATGGTGGCACAGAGTGGTTTCATCAAGACAAGTATGTCCCTGCTCAGAAGGGATATACCGTGATATGGCCTTCCGATTGGACGCACTTTCATCGTGGTAGAGTGTCCCATAGTCAAGAGAAGATCATTATCACTGGTTGGTTTACTTTTACCTAGAGGACGATATGGATTCCCAAGACGACAAATGGAATAGGGGCTTGGACCTCTTCATCGAGTCGGTGCTCAAGCCCGACGTTGAGTTGAGGCAGTGTGCCCACAACCAAGAGTGCTACCACGAGCTGATGTATATCAGAAGTTTTGTGCTAGACTACCTGGGCACTCTGAGGCGTCAATGAAAAAACCTACTGTCCTTCTTGAGCGTTTCCCCTATCGCTACGTTGAGGTCGGCACCATTGAATTGAATGGTATGCCTGACTATCGAATCCAGAAAGTAGACTCTTACACTGGCAAGTATCGTGACATGTATCTGTGTGACAATGCCATGCAGATGGATACAGCGATGACTGACTTTGAATATACTAAGTGGTTGGACCCAGACATGGTGCCCTGCTACATTAAAGACGATGTTGTTTCTAGTAATTGATTATGTCTCAATACGCAAATGAGTATCATGATGCAGTGACTGCCTTGAAGAAGGCACTCCAGTGGGCACTCGACAACGACGAGGATGAAAATCTCCAAGGAGAATTGTGGCGTCACTATCAAGGCATGAAGTCTATCTCTAAGTCTAAGAGTCTTGTAGAGAGTTTTAACGTTGACCCTGGCATCTTTGGTGCTGCTCAACCTGTAGACTGGAATGTCTATGGTGATGGATCATACACTCCCAGGGACATCGGTGCTGATGTCATAACATTCAGTGCTTGACAAACATAAAGAAATGCTATATATTGTAACAGAAGTTTACAAAGGCATTTCCAATGACTGTTACCACAAACGAGCATGGGCAAATGAATATGTTTGCCAAAGAGCCCCCGATGGTTATCGAAGACTATCATTCTAAGGGTTTGCTGACTCCCCAAGAGGGTATCGAGCGTTACAACGGTCGTTGGGCTATGATGGGTATCATTTCTGGTTTCCTTTCGTATGCAATCACGGGTAAGTTTTTCTTCGGTATCTTCTGATGTTACTCACAGCAACGATATTGGTAGTAACCTTTATTGGTGCTGCCTTACTTACCCCTGATAAAGATGACTGAAGCACTCTTCACACTTACAAGCATTTCATTCTTTGTCCTGCTTGGTTATTCTATCGAAAAACTTTCGGAGACTTACTAACATGTTTAATGAGAAAGCAGAAAAACTGAATGGTCGTGCAGCAATGATTGGTTTCGTTGCAGCAGTTGGATCTTATCTGGCAACTGGTCAGGTCATCCCTGGACTCTGGTAATATATACTACAAGACATTCTTAAATTATGATTTCACTACCTGAAGTTGATTTCGTCTTTGTGCGTCAGAAAGACTGCAAAGACAAGGACTGTCGCTTTGAGACAGTCAATTCCCTGGACCTCTGGGGAAAGGGTCGGCATGTTATCTTTGCCCTCCCTGGTGCATTCACTCCTACCTGCACACAATTCCAACTACCCTCCTACGAAGCGTCTTATGATGCTCTCGTTGGTCAGGGCAAGTGTGATAGTGTGTCTTGCATCTCTGTCAACGATGGATTTGTAATGAATGCATGGAAGCAAGAGTTGGGAATCGAGAAAGTCCAACTCGTGCCTGATGGTAATGGCATGTTTACTGGTCTTATGAATATGCTAGTGACCAAGAATAATCTTGGTTTCGGTCTTCGCTCCTGGCGTTATGCTGCTGTGATTGAAGATGGTGTAGTCCTTAAGATCTTTGAAGAGCCTGGTAAGATTGATGACTGTGAGGATGATCCTTACGAAGTCTCTTACCCTGAGAATGTCCTGATGTATTTGGACGAGCTCAATAATGCCAACCTACAGGCTTGAATGTAACTTCGATGGGGAGTCTTGGACTCCCCTTAATAATTATCGGAATCTCTCACTTGAAAAAGCACAGTTTCTTGTGAAATTAGGTGAGTTTTTTAATGAAACTCATGCTAGACTTGCAACCCATCCTATGAGGATTGTCGAAGAAGATGATTGATGACTGGCGTTACAATGATGGCAACATGATGGCGAGACAGTTTGTACTCAATGCCTTCATTCATAACAACATGGACCTCTCTAAGAATGTCTATGAGTTTTGCCACAACTATGTGTCGGAAGGACGCTTTCAACAGCACCTTGAAGACATGAAGACTGGTGAGGCAGCAATCACTGTTGATTGGGAGAAGAAGATGCATCGGGAAGTCCTGGATGCATACAGCGACTATCTCAAGTCAGCACCAGCGCCTGAGCACGTTTTGATTCCACTCGATGATCTGGCACAAGATGGTTGACAGGGGTGGGGATCCAAGGTATTATATATAAGTCAACGGGTTACGAAATGTTTCATTTCACAACACCTTTGTTACATCCCTGCCGCTTGACCGAGACTAGGCAGGGTTACCAATCCGTCTCTCATATCCCGAGGCGAGGGGTCTTGGGAAATAGTAACTCCACCATGTCCCTGATGGTCTTACTTCTAAGTACATAACAATGGCTTCATCTACACTTTCACAAAAACAGAATACATCTCAATGGGAACAGTTTTGTAATTGGGTCACTAGCACCGACAACCGCCTCTATGTGGGTTGGTTTGGTGTCCTGATGATTCCCTGCCTCCTGGCTGCTACAACCTGTTTCATCATTGCCTTCGTTGGTGCTCCCCCTGTGGACATTGACGGTATCCGTGAACCTGTCGCTGGATCACTCCTCTATGGCAACAACATCATCTCTGGGGCAGTCGTCCCCTCGTCCAACGCAATCGGACTCCACTTCTATCCCATCTGGGAAGCAGCAAGTCTCGACGAATGGCTCTACAACGGTGGACCCTTCCAACTCGTCGTCTTCCACTTCCTCATCGGTATCTATGCTTACATGGGACGCGAATGGGAACTTAGTTACCGACTAGGGATGCGCCCCTGGATCTGCGTTGCTTACAGCGCACCCGTCGCTGCTGCATCTGCTGTCTTCCTGGTTTATCCTTTCGGTCAAGGTTCTTTCTCTGATGCGATGCCTCTTGGTATCTCTGGCACCTTCAACTACATGCTTGTCTTCCAAGCAGAGCACAACATCCTGATGCACCCCTTCCACATGCTCGGCGTCGCTGGCGTCTTCGGTGGATCCCTCTTCTCTGCCATGCACGGTAGTCTGGTTACCTCTTCTCTGGTCCGTGAGACCACCGAGAATGAGTCCCAAAACTATGGTTACAAGTTTGGTCAAGAAGAAGAGACCTACAACATCGTTGCTGCTCATGGTTACTTCGGTCGCCTGATCTTCCAATACGCTTCCTTCAACAACTCCCGCTCGCTGCACTTCTTCCTGGCAGCATGGCCCGTCGTTGGCATCTGGTTTACTGCTCTGGGCGTTAGCACCATGGCATTCAACCTGAATGGTTTCAACTTCAACCAGTCCGTCATTGATGGTCAGGGTCGTGTGATCAACACTTGGGCAGATGTGCTCAACCGCGCTGGTCTGGGTATGGAAGTGATGCACGAGCGTAATGCTCACAACTTCCCTCTTGACCTCGCTGCTGCTGAGTCCACTCCTGTGGCACTGACTGCACCCGCGATCG